CCCACCCTGACATTTGCAGGATCTGATCATAGGTAATGATTCGACCGGAAACCTGTTGAATAGTCTCACTTGATGCTTCGTGCATCTCACTGATAGTTTCCTCCCGGAGTTCGTGAATCATTTTGATGAACCGAGCAAAGGATTCATAACTGTGCAAGCTATTGATATCGTCTTGTATATTCATATTACTGAGCTGCTGAACGCATTAAACCTACTGTACGTGGACCACGGGACTTGATTTGCTTGAACCAATTGCTGTCAACCATTTCATCGGCTGCTACGTTATAATCATTTGCCTCTAGACCTTCACGCATCTTTTTAAACTTGTTTAGTTTAGTCAGCCCTAAGTTAAAGGACATATCGACAATTGCCTTTTTTACTGGCTCAGGTCGTCTTGCAAATCCCTTGTCAAACTTTTGGGCATCGTTGAATGCTTGGGTTAGGCTGTAATTGTACAGGGTCTTGATTTCCTTGTTGCTTAGTTCCCTGCCATTGAAGAGTTCATTAATATCGATTCCTTCATTCTTTAGGATCTTTCGATTGCTTGAATCCTCTAGGTTGAAACCGATACCAATAGTCCTGTGACCCTTGCTGTCCTTGTATACCTTTGGTTTGACACCCTCATTGAGGGCAATCATATCGTAGTATTCCTTGGCTCGTAAGTCCTTGGCTCGTCTGTTTGCGTATTCGCTTGGTGTCATTATAGATTCTGAGTATCAATGTCTCCCATTTGTGCAGGTGCTGTACCTACTCGACCAATCTGAGCATTCTGTGCTTGCTGCATCTGGAAGGTGTACTGACCAGCGTACTTCTGTAGTCGAGCCGCAAATGCCTCATCCGTCTGAGCACGTTGTGCTACATCGGGCTGTTGAGTGTACTGCTGGATAACCTGCAATGCAATCTGAGCACCCGCTGGACGTGCAGGCATTTCGATACCAGCAAAGATCTTGGATAGATCATCAGTGACCTGCTTTACTACTTCCTGCTGTGCTGTCTCAACTGGCTGAAGGACTGCGTCAGCCATCACTGGGTCAATGCTATTAGCAATGACATCCAGTAGGGCATCTACGTTCAGACGGTTGTTAGCGTTTAACTGATTCAGTGCTACGAACTGCTGAGTCTTTGCCTCAATGGTCTGAGGGTCAGTGTTCTGCACATCGAAGTTAATCATAATGTCAAAGTTCTCATCAGCGTTCCCCTTGTCGAATGACTGAGGGTCAGGGATTCCTGTTACACGGAAAAAGATCTCGTCGGGTCCAAAGCGTTGGAAGCACTTAAATGCCATACGCAGAACCTCTGCTGTGTGGCTAAGGAACTTATCAACTAGGAACTGCTTGCGAATCTGGCTAATGCTGCCCTCTTCATCGAGTCCAACTAAGCGATCAGCTAAATCCAACAGTGTGGATTCCATCTCGATTGATCCAGTAGGAGGCGGAGGTGTAGGAGCAAAATCCAAGTCACCCTTGCGGCGATAAGGAATCATACGACCTGGACCCCAATCAGTAGGTGCTTGACCAACTGGATGCAGGATCGGAGGTAGGGTAGATAGGCTGTTGCGGTCAGTACGTGAATCACGCTCAACCTTTACTTGGTTCTGTAGACCCCGCAGTAAAGAAGGTACAGTCGATGTGTCATAGAGACGCTTGCTGTCCTCGGATAACTTGGTTACTACTACAGGGTAGTCCTCGTAGCCATTGAGTAACTCGAACTTAGCATAGCCTTGAGTCATCTCATCACCGCTGAACTCCCGGTGGAATACAGTGCAGTAAATGCCCTCTGCTCCATCCTCCTGGTCAATTAGTCGCTGATATCCGTAGCAGATCTCAATGAGTTCGTCAGCTTGGTAAGCATTGTCAGTAAGGCTAATACTGCGACGACCTTCTTGCTCGCGTTCAATGGAGTCAATATTAACACCCCGATACTTTTCGATAACGTGGTCAACGAAGTCCTGATCCCATCCATCTGTTGTTACCTTGTTTTCTAGTTCTTGTGGGGTGTAGTAAGTTCGCCAGAAGCAGTAAGGTGCTCGCTGTGGGTCAGTCACATACGGAGGAAAGAAGAAGTCCCCATCTGGGGCTAGTGTCTTTACTTCGGGTGCGTTGACCTGTCGGCGCACAATAGGCAACTCAGCTAGACCATCCTTGCGTAAAGCTTTGAGTGCCTTCTTTGCTCGCTTCTTGGTTGTTCCTTCAAATGTAGCTTGTAGCAGGGCAATCAACTCCTCGTCGTCGTTCCCGTCTTGAATAGCAACAGCTACATCCGGGCTGACTTGTGCAATCTGATTAATGTCAAGTTCCTGTAGGAACCGTCGATCTTCACGCTGCCATCCGACATACGTGATCAGTATACCCCGCTCAAGCAAATAGTTAGCACCGAGTTCCATCTCGCGGTAGAAGCGTGGGATATATCCCGAACTTACCATCCACTTTAGGAAACCCGAAACAATGCGGCTTCGAGCAATATCACCACTCTCAACTGGAAATGCTCGTACATTGGCTCGATTCAACGATGCCATAAAAAGAGATACTAGACGAGTAATGCGCTCATCAATCAAGTGGCACTCCATATCTGACGCACCCTCCCAAGGGAAAGCATCAGCCCCGTGCTTGCGATGATCTCGGCTCTTGCCAGGCCACCAGTTACGGCGGTCATCGTAACTAGTACGGCATAGGTCAAAGTAAGCATCAAGCTCAGTTACCGTTTGCTCATAAGCAAAACGTAGGGTCTTGATATCGGGTTCATCCTGGACATATGTCAAGGACTCAGAGATTGATTCATTCAGCATTTTCTTCTGCGAGTCGTTTTTGTATAGATTTAAGCAATCGAATAGTGTAAGTCGATGATACGCCTATTGTATCACATAGGTCACCATTTGTCATTGCTACTCCACTTTCGTGAAGGACGTGACGACGAAGTATCTCCCAGCTTGCTAATCGGTCGGACTGTTCCCTGCACCAGTTGCGATCAAGGGTGATGTGTTCATTTTCCAACATAGCGGTAGCTTATTCCCTTTTTGTCCTCAATAGCTTCAAAGGTTATCACCTTCTTGATGAACTTACCCTGCCACTTGCGGGGTAGTAAAACATTCACCCTCTTGCCAATCTCTTTGCTGAAGACGACATTGTACTTAGGATTCGGGCATTCTGATAGTACAGTCCCCTTGTAATGCTTGGGAATGATTTCCTCTATCATAAAGGACTCCTCAAGGATGGCAGTACCCTCCTCAGTTACCCAAGTGTTTCTTCCTTTGCCAGTAAGTGAACCCTCTGGCAGCTTATCGGTTGCGATTTTCATAGCTTCCTCGAACGTAACTTCTTGTTCTTCAGCTATTAGTGTTAGTTTCTTCTTAGGCATTAGTATCCTCCCTTTCGAGTATTAGTTGTTTGCATATCATTTGATGAGAAGAAGTCCGGACCCTCTCCGCCATTCGACATCCGTAAATATCGAATAACGTCAAAGAAGTCCTTTAGGGGTTCGTCACTCTTCCCGCTTGAGTTATAGTTAATAAGGCTGTCAATGAGGTTCCCGCAGTCCCTGTGAATGTAGCATCGTGGTCGGTTGGCTTGGTCAATGTCCACATTGGGATTATAATTAAACCAGTCATCCAGAGCTGTAATCCCCTGTTCTTCCATCTTACCATCCGATGGTATAAAGCTTAGACCGAAGTCATAGAACGAAGTAAATAGATCATCATTGTTCTCATTCTCGCGAGCGAAGAAACGTGAATCCCCGATTCTCTCAGTTACTTCAATCCCTAGTTCTTCCTCAATCTCCTCAAATAATTCACAGTACCCCTCTACGTTTAAACCAATCTTCTTGGCTGCTGATCCGTACTTCCACTTTGGATCCCCGAACATAGCCCACTCGCCGTACGTATCCCTGTCAGGCCACTCCCTGCGTATGTAGACCTCTCCATCCTTGTTTACCCCAGCCCAGATACAGGTGTAGTTCCTTGCGCCAGCGGGGTCAACCACCTGGTAGCAGGTGAACTGCGACTTATCGGAAATGTCGGGGAACTGCATCTTGTACTTGTTTGGCTCCTCGGAGAGTACGTTTACCTCAGTATTGAAGTAAGGTAGTAAAGCATTTGCTGACTTGACGGGTAACCCGTAGGCACGAACCTTAATCTCATCCTCTGGTCTACCAGATAGATCCTTTGCAATTCGCTCGTAACCCCCGAATGGGTTCTCGTCCGAGTGCAGGTAAACAACAGCAGCATCACGGCTTGGACTGTACTGCTTAGTAGGAACTTCCTTGCCATTGAGTAAAGCAGCAGGTCGAGTCTCCAGTGTCTCGGCTCCCTTTAAATATTCCGCAATGAACGGCGTGTACCCGTCAATCGGGGTAAAACCAATAACCATCTTGGAGTCCCGTGTAGCTAAACGGAAACGTAGTGTATTAACAAGTGAAGCATCACCTAGGTACTCGTCCAGCCAGGCTCCGATGTTTGATTCATTCCCAGCCTTGATGCCGTTCTTCTTGAACCCGAACTCGAAACCCTCAAGGATCGTGGAGTTATTACTGAACTGCGTATAAGTCTTGAAGTCCACACGTGTCCTAGTATCCGGGAACACAAAGGAACTACCCGTGAAACCATTCTGCATTGAGTAATTAATATACCCGTCAATGCTCTTGGTCTTCTTCTTGAACTCCTTGGGCATCATCTCCCAGATGGCTGGCTGTTGTACCTTAATAGAGGTATCCGCATTCTGAGAAAAACAAACTATGTGTCCATCGAAGTTAGAACTTACGGCCTCCATTATGCGCTTTGCACAGCCCGTAGTTTTTCCGCTGCGATTGCCACCTAATGCTAGAACCTCGTTGTACTCCCTAAAGGAACCGGACATACGCTCCCAGCCAGGTAGGTCGAACCCGTGTCGGATGGGATCCTCTACAGCTGCCTGTATGCGACCCTCGTGCGCCCTGTGCAGGTCCTGTAGTAGCTTAGGGTCAGCCTCGCCTAGGAGTACAATCTCCTCGTCCGTGGGCGGCTTGAGGATCGGGTGCTCTGTGAATTCAATTGACATTACTTAAATGAATCAATGAGCATATAGGTATTGAAACATACCAACACAAAGAGGGAAAAATACCATAGGATCTCTAGGATTATCATCACTTGGACTTACTTGGTTTACTGGGTTTAGCTGGCTTCTTACTCCAGTCAATCTCATCGTAGTTCTTACGCTGCTTCTCAGCGTTGTGTCCCTTTCGGGGTGCGCACCCTTTACCCATTGTAGTAATTCTCCGTTTGGTTCTGCATCATATTAATCCTCCCATAGACTATCATCTTCCGAGATGTCATCATCATCAAAGTCCCAGAGCCAATCATCGTCGTCAATCGGGTTGTTGCACTCCTGGAGCATCTCATTCGCCAGCATCTTGCCTACTGGTCGATTAGTATAGTCGTAGTAAACATCACCTGAGTCATCCATTACGATGAACATAAAGTTCGTGAAGTGCTCACCTAGCTGTGCTCGGATCTTCCCGTACAGTTCCTCATTCTCCTCATTCACTATGAACATCAATTACCTCCGCTTCCTTTGCTTTCTTAATACGATCACGGGCTGCCGCTATAGTAGCCTCGTAGTCATCCTGGGTATAAACCTTCCTGTCCTCCGTAATCTGCGTAGCCTCTCCTCTAGCAGTCATAGCCTCCCTTGAAGCATTTGATTTAGCTATTGATAACTCCTTGATGTCCTTGAAGCTTACCTCCATTTCGGGGTCATTCTCCAAGCGATCACGTACCTTCTCAATTAAATCCTCCTCCAGAGAACTTAGGTTCAAATAGTTCTTGGCAGCTATCCTGCCACTTAACTCCTTGAAGGTCCCCATATGGTCAGCGTAATCCGCAAGGACACTAATCACAGTGTCCCTATCAAAGCCGTAATGACGGACTAACCTAGTCTGGCTACTCCCAGTACTGTACAGGTACAGCAACTTAGCAGTCTTCTCTGGGTCATATACACTCAAGGACTTAACCTTTAGTCCACGCTTCTCATTACTTACCTCGTGGATACTCTGCTGGATTTCACTCAGCAAAGCCGCCTTCTCCTTCTCGGTCCGGCTAACATCTCCTTTATCTGTCATAGCACTCATCAAATATATTCATACTTACTTGTCAACTAATTAATTGTATTAATGCAAATAAATATAATATCACGTATATTTAGGCTTGACGTTGTCAACCCCTATGGTACAATGTGTACCATAAGACAGCAACATCATAAGGCAGTTAAGTCCTTAAACGTAGTAATCCCTAAAGAATATAAATAAAGGGAATCATAAATTGACTACCATAAACTGACTTCTTATGGTACACGGATTTTACTAAGGATCCCGGAAGTGTACCTGTTAAATAATATCGGATATAACCATAGGATTACCTTGGTTTGTTAATTTCCATAGGATTAAAGAGAATCCGCGTTGATTTCCATAGGATTTGATTCCTGGCAGTGGTAGAAGCCCCTTGAGGACTGAATTTTTTTGAGGGGCTGTATATGTAT